TATACCATTTTTTTTGAAAATCTCCATTTTTTGGAAAATTATTTTCTAATTTCTACCTTGACAGTAGGTCCCCTATTTTGAGTCAAAAAAGTCCAAAACACCCTCTTCATACTTTTTTTGCATACCCCAAAAAATGGGCGGTCTGGCCGGGTCCAAAAAAAACACCTAAAATAAAACAGCCTTACCAAAACCTCCCTACATGATTTTCCATGTAAAAAACAGGGGTAAGACTGTATGTAGGCAAAATTCACGTTTTTATGCGTTTTTAAAACTTTTTTCACAGGATCTAAAAATTCCATGTTTTTTCGATCTCAAATGGGTTTTCAAAAAATGAATGTAAAATAAAAATAAAATTAATGAAATTTATGTAGAGAGATTTATATATACTTTTTATGATATCCCTCTACATAGATTAAAAGCGATATTTTCGTTGTTTACATGAATTACTTACTACACATACGGGATGTCCGCGGTTGATAGTTTGTTCTAATAATCTCTCTACATGTTTGAATGATGAACCCATATATTTTTCTTTAAAAAATGTGGGGACTTGCAGGTCGGTGTTTAATATATGTCGGTAAACAGCCTGGATACCAATAAGATTTGCCAACTCTTGAGAATTAAAATAGGTAGATTTATAGTTTGTTAAATATAATTGTTTAGTGGGTTGCATACTACTCTCTAATTGAGAGATATCTCTCAAAGTCGTTTTAAATCCATCCAATACTGCCTGAACATTTACATTTTTCGTATGTATAAGAAATTCTACGCTTGTTCCACATATATTTGTAGTAATAGACGCCTGAATTCCGTATATTAGCTTGCCTACAACCCGTAGGCGGATAAATAATCTATGTCGTAACATATCTACCCCAAGTTGTAGTGGGGGGATTTCCGGGCTATTATACCTAATTTTGGTGGGATAAGCGATTAAAATCTGCGTGCTAGTTAATTTTGGATTATGTAAAAAATGGGTTTGTGGTTTATAAGTAAAACAAGAATAACGGGGCACCTTCACTTTGTGTGATGGGGGCAATTTTGTGCTAAATAAACGTTTTATAGTAGAGAGATTCACAGCACCACTTACCACAAATATAGTATTCGTAGAACCATAGGTTATATGATAATATTCGGCTAGTGTTATGGCAGTAATGTTGGAGAGATTCTCTAGTTGTTTATCATAATTATTCATATTCTGTAGTCCATAAATTTTATATAGATGTTTATGGAGTGCATGTTTAGTTTTTGAAATAGGATTATCTTTATACATGTATAATTCATTGGCGACGGCAGTTTTCTCTCGGGCTAACATAGCATCATCAAAGACTGGTCTGGTAGTAATATTCACTATATAATCCACCATCTTTTCTAATTTAGTTTTGAATCCATTGACATAATAATTTAATACATTATTAGAAGTAGAAGCATTTGAATTTAGTGCGTTATCTCTCAAATAACTATAACAATCAAACTTACGACACGGAGTATAAGCATTTGCTAAAACATGCTCTAATAGATGATTAATACCTAATGTGGATGGAGTTTCGACAATAAACCCAGAAAACACATAACTCTGTACGGAAATTAATCGGGAATTATTGGGTACAACTACAATTTTATAACCATTTATAGAGAGAGTATATGGTTTTTTAGCTCGTAATGTGCGATTTAATCGCATACGTCTTTTCTTTGTCATAATAATATAAACTATATATTATTATATAAGTATGAATGCCGAGAGACTCCTTAAATCCCTTGAAAATGAAGCCAACGAAGACATAATGGAACTCACTCGTGCTAAAATCTCTCAAGAAAAGAATGATATCTTACAGACTATGCAATTTAAGGGGAGTGTTCTTAAGGAATATCATCGCCATTTAAAACACTACAGATATGTAGACCAAATTAACCAGATTAAACCCGGGAATTATATCCGTTGGTTCAATATAAAAGACCCAGAGAATATTCGGTTAGCACCAGGAGCCCATTTTATGAGTTTTAAGATATTGGATGAGGGTTGTCAGTTATTTTGTAAACGAGGAAGGTATTTTGTCCAGATAAGGATGGATGAGTGTATTATTTTTCAGAAATTATCAGATCAGGAACAGATTATTTTGAGTGCGGTGGATTTTTTGAATAGAGATATTATTTAAACTAATTATAAATAGTTTAAATAGAGATATTATTTAAACAAACTATTTATAATTAGTTTAAATAGAGATATTATTTAAACTAATTATAAATACTCCTGGTTAAATATTACTGAAGCCAACATTCTTATATACCTTGGTTAACTTTATTTATATTTACTTAACAATTTAATAGTATTAATACCATCAACCGCTGGTGATAGCTGCTCATGTTCCTCTTGTGCAGGCCATCCTAATACTCCTCCTATTCCTTTTCCTGAAATATCTGATATAACATCTCCCCAAGTTATTTGTAATCTAGATGTTGAGGAGATATTACCAGTTATTAACTCCATATAATTCTCCCAAAATATACCACTTGGATCTTGGAAAGATTGTGTCCAATGTGATGGAAGACTCGAATCTGTACCAATACATTTATTTTCCCAACCAGCATTAAGTCCTATTTCTCCACTAGCAGTATAAATAATATTACTAAAATCAGGGGATTTTCCAATTTGTATATGTACACTAGGATCAAATGTATACATATAAGCTGCTGCAGACTCATATGTTAAAATTACATTATGAGGATCCCAATTTCCTTGTGTAGTATCAAATATTGCTCTAATTGTATCTATTGCTTTAGGAACTAAATTATTCTTCCAGATTAGTTTATTATTAATACATGTTGCATAGTCATGTGAAACATGGTTGCCAGAACAATCACCAAACTGAACTTTATTTTTAGAATCCTTTGTAATAAACGGATCCCATGCTTTATATGCTAGATTATTATTATACATTTGTGGTATTAAATAGTCAAAAGGTTTATTAGATATACCAGAATTAACTAGACTATTTAAATTTCCGATAAATGTTTGAACAATAATTTCTACTTCTAGAGAATCAGATGGGGGACTGACGCCACTTGCATCCTTATTAAATAATAAGTATGATTGTATAAAATGAGATGAATTATAGAGATTTGCTTTTGTTAAACCATCTTCTGTTTCAGGACTACAAGAAAACTTGAAGTTAGGTATATTATAGTGTGTTTTAATTTTATTACCAAACATATTCATCCATCGTCTAGCAACATATATTTGAAATGTCGCCATACTAGAATAAATTAAACCAAGATCACCCCATGTACCATTAGGGTTTCCAGTTATAGCTCTAATAAATGGATCGGTATAATGGTTTATACCGCTACTATCATTATTATACCATGGAGGCCCTGTTCCTGTAGATTCTGTATCAAAACAAATACCATTAAAAGATATTTCCTTACCAAATAATTGTGATGTTATCCAGTCTAAATTGGCCATATTCACCCAACTAGCATCACTTATACTTAAATCAATACTCTTTTTATTTTTAATATTATAATCATATGAAGCTATATATGAATGATCCGTAGTCCAATCAGGACTATATCCTTGATTTTTTTCATGGGCCCAAGCTGCATTTTTCCAACCCATAGATGTGTCAACTGCTGGCCAATATCCTCCAATATCAATAGACATTCTAGTATATGCTTGATCACCAAATGATATTGGGTCGGTGCCTTCACCACCTATTGTATACCATTTATTTGTATATGTTGTATGAATATATTCAGTAGCATTACTAATATCTCCAAATTTACTAGGAAGTTTGGGGGTTCCTGCACCAAAATTATCAATTTTTCCAAATCCTCCTAAACATATTGTATTATTATAACAACTATCCCAAGTGCCTTCACCATTTGTATTACTCCATCCTCCTATAATTTTATTAAGATTACTAAGATCTGTAAAGTTGGTATGTATCTTACTAGTAGAAGGAATATTCCGCTTTACCCATGATAAATCTGGATGTTCGTTAGCCCACATAAAATTTCTACATGTCCATTGATCACATCCTAGAGATACACCATTTCCACTCATTACTCTATGTATAATATTATTTTTGATATTTTTATTATTTACACTAGAATCTATCCAACTATTATTCATAAAAGTTGTGGAATCACTAAATAATTTTGTATTTAGTATACTATATACTGTAAATTGAACGAGAGTATTAGGATTCATTTTTGTAAGATCCTTTTCAAAATTTTTATTTTCATCTATCCAAAAATGTATATCTTTACAAGAAGTTACTAATTTATCTATTACTTCCTCTGATTTCATTTTAAGAACTAAATTAGATTGTGCCCAAGATAATGTATCAACTATCCACATTAAATTTACATAATAAGCAGCTCGTCCTACACTAGACGCATTACAAGTAGTTATATCGAAATTAAATATATCCAAAACCCTTTCCTTTACAGAAAGAGCCCATGGTACATCAGCTACATTTTCTTTAGGATCATAATAATATGTATTATCTTGATAATTCATTATTAATTTATTAAATAATGATGTAAACGACACGTCATACGTCGTCATATAGTTTTGAATAGATTCAAATGTTTGAATTGATGTGTTAATAGACTTAAATGTATTAGATAAATTATCATAATTAGGTATATTGGATGTATCATAGGTAAAATTTAAGTGATCTACATAATCGGTAAATTTTCTCTGAAACTGATTATACCCACTAAACGCACCATTCATATGAATTATATTACTACTATCTAAACTATGAACTAATTTTGTTGGTGGTATCCATTCTGAACAAATTACATTTAACCAAGATTGACTATTAAAATTTATTGGATTACCATTGACTTGGGGAGATGCACTAATATACCAGGATCTTCCATCACCATAGCCCATTATATTAATAGCATCAAAGAACTGAACACCATCAGAAATTAAATTAAAAATAGAATCAACTGTATTAGGGTTACCCAATAAAGTAAGTTTTTGTGTCTGCCCGTGGTTTAGCTTCTCGTATAGTCTTGCAAAAAATATATATTGATACCAATGAATATACGTGACCCTTGTTATACCTTCTCCTGCAAATCCACAATTTTCTAAATCATAATCAGAAGTATCACATCCCCGATGCCCAGCACTATCTTCTCCATAAATTAACTCATAATAATATTGAACTACTTTATCAATTACTTGATTCTGTGTTATTTTAGTGTCAGAAAATAAATTAAACTGTGAAATTATCCTACCGAAAAATGTGTCACTATACAATAAATTATCTAATGAAGCTAATGAAGCATTTTCGCCCCCAAATGAAACCCCTAATTCAGCAGAAGGATCTAGACTATTAAGTACGTTTTTAAGTTGGATGAAACCATTTTTATATGTATTATATCCAGTATTAGCATATGCTAATAAAACAGATTTATCAACATCGGGGTCTTTCCAATTTCCCTTGGGGGTTGGCTTGAGGAAGTCTATATTACTCAGATCAATATTAGAATTACTAAAAAATCCCCATACTGAATCTTTGATATTATGTTTTAAAGGACCTCCAGGTCCCCCAAAAACCGATGAATTAATTAGCAATAGATTAAACTGACCCATTATGTTTACTTTAAAATTATCCGCACCCGTCCAGGTACTATTATCTAATAAATCTAGTAAAACCTTTGCATAAACACATAACATAACATTACTTAATTGTGCAAAAGCTAAATTATATTTATGTGCACCATTTTTCAATAAAAACTGTGATATACCACTAAAATCTGCCATAGATGTATCTATTGCCGGCGCGTATTTACCAACATCATACCATATACCAGTATTTTCTATATTATTAGGTATACACATGGGGCTTCCTGTATTACAATTAAGACTCACTTCATTTACATATGCTGTACCAGTACTTAACATATGTTTAATAGTTTGAATTTCACCACTCATATTAGTATAACATATATCTGCTATACTATATATTTGTGATAAGTCATTATATAAGATATCATAGCTGGGGGTTGGGGATTTCTGTAGATATCTTAAATTTTTATCAAAGTAGTAATTTATACTTATATCAGCTGTATTAAATATATCATTTAATTTATTCATGGTTGGAATATTATTATAATACGTCTTCATTAAGGGATAATTTTTAGCTGATATATCAACTAGTAAAGCATACTCTAGTAATCTACTATTAAAACTGCTTTCTAGAGCCAGAGTATTGTTTTTGGAAGCAACATAGTGTTTGTATGCATATGTCATAAATGAATTAGAATATGTAGTATATAATAGATCTAGATTACTTATATCATTAGCTATATTAGTAGATGTATCATCATATAAATTAAATATATACTTGTATATATAATCATATGTACCATCTTTATATTCAGTAGTCTTATAATTATACATATTATTTATTGCTAAATCTCTATATCCTAACTTACTATTCACATTTGATTGTAAATCAAGCATACTATTTTTAAGTGGAGCAGTAGATGCCCTAATTCCAATTCGTTCATTATTAATATAATTGTTAATTTTTTCTATATTTATTTTTAAATTATTAATATAAAGTGAAGTAAGAGTATTACCATATTTATATTGCATTAATGGTACAATATTATTATAAAATAATATTTCTATATCTTGTAGCGCAGATGCAAATTCTGAATTAAATAAATTATTAAATAAATTATCTATATTTTTAGGTAAATCTTTATAATCTAATGATCTAAAGGGTTCAGGAGCAAATATATTTAAACTAGTATACATTTTTATAAAACTAGTAATATTATTTACATTATTAGAACATAAATCATTATACAATGTAATAACATTATCTATATTACTATATAATAGTAGATTACTTACTGGTACAGGAGGTACGGACCCTTCACCTCCTCCATTTGCAATGTAAGGAAGAATAATATTTTTATGGGCAGTATTAGATGATAATTCACATATACTTTTGTATAAATTATTATATAAATTGTTATTAAAAGATGGTTCAACATAAGTAGATTTATTTTTATTATTTATAGTGTTAATAATTTTATCTTGATAGCTTTTCCAGTACGAACTAGGATAATTATGACTTGAAGGATATCCTGATCCATCAGCAATAGTTTCAATCTGTTTAGTTATCTTACTATTATAGCTAGTATATAAAATAGTTAATCGCGTTCCATGTAAACCTTCATCATTATATTCAGATACAGGTAATTCATATATTTTACAGTTGTTTTTCAAACTTACTTCACCAAACTGTAAACCAGATGAATCGTCACATTGTAGACCAGAAAAATCATTATAATAATGATTTTCTAATGCGCCTGGAAGATATATATATTCAAAATATTTCTGACTAACATGATTAAATCTTGTTAAATATTGTTCGGTAATATCTCTTTCAATTCTTTCTATCGGAGGATCTAAATGTAAATTACCAGGAACCCAAGTCTTATGTTTATTAAACCAATCACCCCATCCGCTAGAAATTTCTTGAAATGAAGAATCCTGAGATATATATTGTAAGCTATTGTCACTTATATTATTATTATATGAGTGTAAATACAAACTTGCGTCAGTATACTTATTTTTTATATCAATTTTATTTTTCCACAGGGTATAGGACGAATTTAAAGATCCATCAAATAATTGAATTAAAAAGTTTGTATAATTAGCCATGTAATATATTTCACCACTAGGATATTGGGAGTTGTAGTTTTGAATTAAATGATTATTATCATTATAACACGTATATAATATTTGTGGTTGTGGTGTTTTTGAAATATATGTTATAGAAGCATCTATAATAGCATCTTGTACTAGATTATATGTATTTGTATCTAAGAACTGTCGCAAATTATTATACATAGATGGAGACCAATTTATAATAGGTTGACAAGCAGGAACTAGAACAGATGTATAATATGTTAATAGTTCACTAAAAGGGCTACTAATATCCCAGCATACACTGTTTGTTACATCTTGTATTCCTTTTTTATCAGTTGAAGTTACACAATAATTTGGTCCTGAGAGTTGTGGAAGTAAATAGTTATATGATGTTCCCGTTAAGTAGCTCCTTATTGTATTATTATATATAGAAAATGGCTTACCTAAATGGTTATATTTATTTAATGAAAATTCATACTTATTTGTATTGTTATTATATGCTATAATAATAGGAGGAGGAGGAGGTATATCATGAGGTACTCCTCCTACATATAGAGATGCATCACTCTGTATAGAACTAGTAATTGTATGATCTTCATTTTTTCTAGCACTACCATATGATGATGTAGACATATCATACCAGTACCATATTGGATAAATATTACCAAACCATGAACCCCACCCCCCAGTTAGTATCATTTGATTAATCACATTAATATTAGAAGCCTCCGCTCCTTGTAATTGAGTCATAATATATTGAATATGGCCTTGTAAGGTATAAGTTAAAGTATTGTAACTTCTTGTATTACAGTTAAAATAAACCGCGCTAGAGTCCTGGTTTATATTTTTTTTAGTATGTTTAATAGATGGTATAATACATTCAGATGGTGGACTATATTTGCCAGTACATGGTGTTATAATATTTTTACAGTAGTTACGTAAATTAGAGTTATTTGAATATAATCCATATTTCACCATTTTTTGTAAATCTCTAAAATTGGCTAGTATTCCAGATAAATCATTACGTAAGTGGTCTTGGCACGTGGAGCCGCAGATGGCTGATGTATCTTGTAAATATACAACGCCTTTATCAAAATTATTAAATTCTATATCTAATAAATATTCTTGAAAATGATTATAACTATCAATATCTACATCCCAATTTAAGCTTGAATCATTATATTTCATATGTATAAGTTTATTATTTGAGTCATTATTATTATATAATAGAGATATATCTTGATATCTAGGATATATATCTTGATATATTGCTGATTTATTTATTATATTATCCCAACCTGGACGAACTTCCTTATAATCTAGTGTGGTTGTTAGTTGAATTTTATCGCCTCCTTTGCCAGGAACATTCATACTACTAGATAAGTTATTATTTATACTAATATTATAATCAACATAACTATGTGGTATATCTGTAAAACTAGTAAGCCATGGTTCAATATCTGCAATTATTATTACATCTTTAATATTACTATCTATTATCCATCCTCCATTAGCATTGACAGAACTCCACATAGACCCTCCATTATATCCGTTCTGTAATATATGTAAAATATATTTATAAAACTGTGATACAGTCTTAATATTAGAAGGTATATAGTTGAGTGATAAATCAGTCTTATTTGCCTCGGTAAAGTCATGAACATGACCACTTAAACTTAATAGTAAGTTGTATTGGGCTTGGTATAAAGCCGCGGGACTCCCCCCAGATAAACTAAAATAACCGCCTTTGCTCCAAGGACGATATATATTATCCAATATAGTTTTTAAATAAGTATACATACTAAAATAATATGGAGGCCCTCCCACGGGTTTGCCTGTTGAGATATCAATTATATCAGTTGCATATTTTTGTAATCCAGTATTTAACCACCAGGCATTTGATGTATCAGATAATTTTTGAGATAATAAATTAGTTGCTATTCCTGGCCCGAGTGCATAAGTAGGTAAATGTACAGATAACATAGATTTTTCTGTACTTATTAAATTATTCATATTTAATGTTTGTGTTTGGATTTTCTCAGCATTTAATAATTTAGTATATTGTTCTTGCAATATACTTAAAGAACCTGATAATGACATCGGTAAATTAATATAACTTATATCACTTATAGGTTTACAACTATATGTGGCACCTGAAGCCATAAAACAGGGTGGAAATGTCAGAGAAGGACTATATATCGTCATACAATCTCCCGATGGTACACATATAGGAGTTTCATACTCTGTTTCGGTACTAGGTCGGCATTCAAGTTTGGCACTATCTATCATATAATCATTGCCGTTATAATTATAATATAAATTATTAACTGATACCTCCTTACAATATTCCATACTTAGGCTGTTGCATTTCTTGTTCAGCATTTTAACTAAAGCTGAACTATTCTGTAAAGGAGAATTATGTTTTTTTGGGCATACTTCATTACAAATAGTTGCTATATTACATGGTCCAATTTGGCTTTTTGGAGGAAACTTCCAGGTTATTTTTTGGTTAGCAGATGGACAGAAATTATTATAGCTTGATGGAGTATATTGACATAAAGATAGGTCATATGATGCCTTGTTGATGCTTTTCACAAAACTAGAACAGTCTTTATTGAAAGTGTATAAAGACAGATTATTAGTTACCTCTGCTGATAGACTTGCAGATGTAAAATATTGTGTGGATGGTTGCACCCCGTTATTATCATTCAGAGAGCCTTTAGGATATATTAGTCGGTTTATTTTAGTTTGTATTACCCCACTGCTAGAACCTTCTATATAGCACATATTATTAAACTCCAATTTCTTGTTATTGGACGGAGAAAAGCCAGGGATGGGGTCGTTAAAATCCGGTTTATAAAACATATAAGTGCCACTGATGGTTTGGGGAGGAGTATCCACCTCTGATATAGTACATATATTTATATTAACAGGAGCTGGAGGCGGAGGACCTGGAGGAGCCTGGGTACATTTACATAGTGGCTTGCCTAAAGAGCCGCAGCTTAAATCTCCCTTGATCAGCAGATTCGTTGGGCTGCATATATTTCCTGTTGGTGCCTCTAAGGCACATATAGCTTGCATTCCTTTTGTGCAGCTGGCGTAACCGCTCTGTCCTTTTTTACAATGCTTTTGTATATATTCTGTTGTACAGGTAGGAGTTGGCCCAGTGGGAATTGGCAGAGCAGGTGTGGGACCTGGAGTTGGTTTTGTGGGACCTGGAGTTGGTTTTGTGGGAGTAGGAGGTGTAGGAACTGGAGTGGGTTTAACAGGGCATTCACAAATCTGCGTCCCATTGGTGCACGAAAACCCACCCGGCTCCAACGGGGTGCATACTATCGGTGACGCAGAAGTCTTACATACTCCTATAGGAGGAGGCCCTCCAGGGGAGGGGGGACAGTCTAAGTATATGCTACTTGCACCCGGACAGCTGCCTTTTAAGGATGGGTCTGAACACAATTTTCTCCCAGCAAAAAATATAGTAATACGATGCTCACTATTATATACTTTTTGACCACTATATTCTAAATATCCTAATTGTACATGTTTATGGTCTAGTGTTTTATGCACAATATTTTTCTTAACACATTTTTGATGTAGGGAGGTACTAGTTGTAAAATCTTCTAGAAAAATATATGACTCTGTATCACTTACTTTATATACAATAAGTTGTAGTTCTTTAACATTATAAGATCTTTCTAATGCATTCTTAATATCCAAAGATAAAGATATATGGTTTTCCAGAAAGTTGCAATAATCTTGAAAATGATCCATATTATAATATACTAAAATATTATATTTTTGACAATTTCTCAATATTAGCCGGTTTTTTACAGCTAAATTTCTTAATCTTATATCCTTTTCGCCTAATAACTGCGTCACGACATATCCCTATAGCCCGTCCTCGGCGCCTTGTTTTTTGTTTTGCTTTCATACCTAAAGGTGTTCCTTTACCCGCCCCCACTTTTTGAATACACCGGCATAGTTTTTTTGCTAAAAGTTTTTCTGCAATGGTTCGCCGTTCTTTTCTGGTTTTTCCTTTACTATTAATTTTATAATAAGTCAAAATATTCGTATAATCTTTCGCTGTTAAACTTGTCATATTATATTACCTAAATATAATATGCCAAAAAAATATATAGTGTTTGATCTGGATGAAACGTTAGGAACCTTTGTCCAATTAGGCATTTTCAAAGATGCGCTAGAAACTACATTTGAAACTGCACTTACTCAGCGCGCCTTTAATGAATTATGTCATGCATTTATAAAATCATTTAGACCTAATCTCTTGCAAATTTTAAAAACCATTCAACGACATAAAAAAACATCTCGTGATATCTATTTAGTTATTTATACAAATAATATTGGTCCTAAATCCTGGACGGTTCAAATTAAAACATTCCTAGAAGACCTACTACAAGAACCGGATCTATTTGACCATATAATTGGTGGTTATATTGATATGAATAATCGGCGCTCAGAATTATGTAGAACAACTATGGCTAAATTGCCAGCGGATATTCGCCGCTGCATCCATTCTCCACAAGATGCTAAATACCTTTTTTTTGATGATCAACATCATCCTGAAATGATTCATCGTGATGTTACCTACATTAAAAGTAAGCCATATAGATATGAATACACACACCGCGAGATGATTCGGCAATTTTTACAAACCGGATTAGCGAATTTCTTACTCCAACATTATAAAAATCCCCAACCGTTTTCAGAGAGATTTGCCCAGGAATTATCCAGGTCAAGATATTACCCTAAACCAATCTCACAAAATGAATTAAATGTGGATGTAGCTATTACTAAACAGATGCATAATCATGTAGAGGAGTTTTTGGCTAGCTAAATTTCTAATTGTTTATATACCATATTAATTCTCTCTATCGCTAAATGATAACAAGCCATTCGAAAGCTACACTTTTTTTTCTTTACTTCACCAAATACCCGTAGGACTGTTTCACTTATCTTCTCTCGTAATTTAAGATTTACCTCTTCCTCTTTCCAAAATTGAAATTGGTTATTTTGCAACCACTCAAAATAACTGACTATAACACCACCAGAATTGGCTAATATATCAGGAAGAATAACTATATTTCTCTCGGTTAAAATCAACTCAGCATCCCTATCTACCGGACCATTCGCTCCTTCAACTACTAATTTCGTCTGCATTTCAGATGCCACCTCTTTTGTAATCTCCATTTCCATAGCGCATGGAAGTACCATATCACATTGTGTCTTAAAAAAACTAGACTTATCTACTTGTTTTACTCCATCTAGTTTTAATCCTGTGAGAGACCGATGTTTTTTAACGTGCTCTTCAATATGATGAAATGGTATTTTACTTAGACTCTCATGATTGTCCGTAACGTGACCCTCACCAGGATTATCTAACACATAATACCCCGTATGATCGCCACAACCTACCATTAGACAACCTAATCTATCTAAATATTTAGCTGCATGCAAACCTACATTACCTAATCCCTGGATAATATACGTTTTACCCCTTATGGTCTCTCCAACTTGATGAAAATAACTCTCCAAACAATAAACAACCCCTCGTCCGGTCGCCTCTAGTCGTCCCTCACTTCCTCCAAATACCAAACTTTTACCCGTATACACGCTTTTATGATGGGCGCCTGGATAGTGACTCGCCATTACATCAATAATTTTGCTATTGGTCCCCATATCTGGGGCGGGAATATCACGATTCGGACCAATATAAGGAGCTAATCGTTTAGAAAACTGTTTACTAATTCTTAAGAGGTCTTCTTGTTTATATTGATGCGGGTCTAATTTAATACCCCCTTTACCTCCACCAAAAGGAAGATTTTGAAGAGCGCATTTAATAGTCATAGAGGCTGCGAGTGCCTTAACTTCTTCCAGATGAACTTTAGGATGAAATCTAAGCCCTCCTTTAAAGGGGCCAAGGGTATTATTATGTTGAACACGATAGCCTTTGAATATCTTTGTCTCTCCTGAGGTGAGTTTTACCGGGAAATGAATAATGATTTCATTCATGGGTAGTTTGAGAGTTTGAGCAACTGTAGAGTCAATTTTACAGGCTTTAATCGCTTCTTCCAATTGAGTTAAAAAAAGTTGATAATAATTCATAATATATTATATAATATAAAAAGATATAATATATTTAATAAATCATCCTGACAATAATTACTCGCATAAACCAATAATTAAATACCACTATAGAAAATATAATCTCTTCTTATTATATATGAATATACAACGCTGGCTAAAAAAAAACCTAAATACAATATTTATTTTAATTGCCTTAGGAGCAATAGCATGTTATTTTATAACAACTCGTGAGGGATTTGAATCTAGTCCATCCTCATTTAATGATGATATAGCATCAGGTAAAAAGGTTGTATGGTTTTATGCTCCATGGTGTGGACATTGCAAGACAATGCATAAAGATTGGGATGACGCAGCATCAGTAGTGAATATTGGAGAGAATCATATGGTTAAAATTAATATTGGCAATAAAGATGATGCCGAACATAGTAGACTTGCCGGTAAATATAATGTGCAGAGTTTTCCTACAATACTCTTGCTAAATAATGGACAGAGAGAAGAAGAGTATAATGGTGACCGTTCAAAAGCTGCATTTATGAGTTATTGTAAGGAGAAGGGATTGGTTATCTAGAAATAGGTAATATATATTTTTGTAAGTATATAATAAATATTAAATAAAATAATAAATATAAAATAATATAAAATTTTACTGAACCTCCACTACACTTCTCTCCACTAACCCATCCAAATAATCAATTGTAGGCTGAAATCCCACTGGACGAGTGTGGCCAAAAATATTCGCAAAATTATCTCCCTTAAAGGGTTTAGGACGGCCATGATAACATCGCGCGCTTTCATAAAGGACAATCTCTCCCGGTTTTATAATAATTTCTTTCTCCCGACCATAATGATCAATAAAAACAAGTGGCCAATCCTCATCTACCTCTTGGAAAACATTAATAATAAAACTAATAATATGAGTTTTATACACATCCGTATGCATTTTTAGCACCGCATCCCTCTGATAATTTCTGATACCATAGATAGAAGTCCATTCTAACGCCTGTCCAGACCACTCTTCCAACATACCAAGCAGTTCTGATTTTAAACGGGAAACCGTTTCATCATCTAATGATAATATTTTTGCAGGACAAGTATCTGTTAACCCTTTACTTGTATATAAGAAATTCTTCAATCCCTCATCATATATTTCCTGCTTCATAGCTGATTGATTATCATTATAGAATGCTTTGAGTGCCTTAGCGAGGCGTTTAGGTAATCGGCATTTCTCATAGCCTAGACGGGTATACACGGGCATCAAATTAGCGATTCTGGGTTTAAAAGGCGAGCTAGTCCCTTCTTTACCATATTCACGAAACCATTTTGTAATGACAAACTTCTCTCCCTTAAGGGGGGGCTTTCCCCAATGTATGGTTGCCTGGACATCTTTTCCATCAGCATCCATATTATTCCAGATAATTCCCATTCCTAGCTTGGGTTTCATAGGAATTCCTAGGTCAGTATACTCGGTCTCCCCTCCCTCTTCCACATCATTAAGATACAACATAAAAGTCCAAGTACGTTGGCCTTCGTGTGCAGCAAATTTTTCCCACTCATCGGTGTCTCTAGAAAACCAGTCGGTGTGTGCTTTAAATTGGTTACCTACTTCATAATATTGACCTTGGGCAGTTTCGCTTCGGACATTATTTATGCCTAAATAACTAGTCATTTGTGCTTCTAAGGCTTTTACAACCGGGTCTTCTTGCGGCATATCACATGTTTTACTTGTGCGAAAATATTTATCTGGCTCAGTATCAGCAGTGGTAATAGTTGATGAATAATGATTTTTCTGAATAATAGCAATAAGATGTTTACAAGTCGCTTCATCTAGAAAGTTTTCAATAATATTTACATTGGCTAAGCTTGTTTGAACACGTTTAGCGTTGGGAAGTATTAAAGTATCTAAAAAACGATAGGCTTGTTTATCTTTCTCACAACGATATATCCCCCTATGACGTTTTTTAGCTAGGCAACCTGGACAATTAGGATTATTGCATCCCCCCATTATACCTCCACCCATAGCTCCACCCATAGTTCCACCCATAGTTCCACCCATAGTTCCACCCATAGTTCCACCCATAGTTCCACCCATCATGCCTCCTTGATTTCTAAAGGGAGTCAAATCAATTCGTCCACGAACTTCATTTTCAATTACATCTAAACTAAATCCTTGTTTCAACATAATTTGAATTAATTCGTTTGTATTTGAGCCTCGTTCAATATTTGTTTGTATCCAAGATTTCCAACTAGCATCTAATTCTGGCATATTATATAAAATATATAATTAGATTTATATATTTTAAACTTAATTATTTTAAAATTAATTATTTTAAACTTAATTATTTTAAACTTAGTATATAACTTACTAACCAATAATAAAAACATTTCCTCCACCACATCCTCCACCTAAAGAACTAACCTGTGTTTGTACTTCTACTCGTCCATCAGCATATCTTGTAGTAGTTTTAGTATGGCGTTGGCCATTTCTAATAGTAGTTTCTGTAGAGGTGCTATGTCCCATGGCCATTCCACAAGGACCTCCCATATTACTAAAAATATGAACTCGTTGTCCTGGTCCCGGCCCCACTCCCATCCCTTGATGTATATTAAACATTTGAGCAAAAGGGTCTTGTCCACCAAAAAATTGACGGAATATATCATGCGGATTAATCCTTACACCCTGCATACCCTCCAATCCAGCCATACCTCCCATATCATATTGTTGGCGTTTAGTTTCATTTGAGAGAACTTCATAAGCCTCAGCAATTTCTTTAAATCGCTCTTCTCCCTCGGGGTTTTTATCTGGATGATATTGTATAGCAAGTTTACGATAAGCTTTTTTAATTTCATTTTGGTCAGCTTTTTTATCAACCCCTAGAATTTGATAGTAATCTTTCATATATAATATATAATATATAATATTTATATAAGTTAGTAAACATACTAATAAATCATAACTGAACCACACACCCCTCACATACTTGGGCATGACCACAATTTTCAAAGACAACCTTTTTCTTTTCTCCTTCCATACAAATAACACAATCAATATCAGTAAAAATTGTGTTTTTTATATCAATATTAGAATACCCATTACAAATAGGGCATTTTTTATGGATAATATATTCACATGCAGTAGTCTTATCATGTCCATTTTTACCACATAGACTACAATGATGGGCTATTTGGTGGTGACTCCAGGGGAATTGACAAGTTTCAATTTGGCAGTGTAATGTAGGAGTGATTTGTTGGTCTGGTGACATGAATTGTTGATATAATCGCTGTTTATCATCATCATGGAGGCATTCATATCGTCCATGACCATATAGATTACAATTACCACATTTATGATAGAAGGTTAGATGAGTTTGCTTAAAGCGACATCCGCGTACTTTACAGGACATTTATTTATTTTAATAACAAATAAATAATTATTCAATTTATGTAATTATACATAAACTACAGAATATACATAAACTATAGAATATACAGAAACTATAGAATATACAGAAACTATAGAATATACAGAAACTATAGAATAAACAGAATATACAGATTATATAGAAATTACAAGAAAGATATTAACAATATATATTTATAATATATGAATACCTATGATAATATTCAATGGCGAGAGACCGACTTTCATAAAGAAGAGTTTCATGATGCGACCGAATTCTTTGATATGCTCCATATTAAATCCCTCATTATTCCTGTAGTTCCCCTAAAGCATTCTCATATTTTACCCAATAATAATTCTACTTCAACGCAAATTATCGGCGCATATGAATTTGACCGAGAGACTAATCAAAACGCCTATATTATCCAGCGCGTTCAAACATCACAAATGACACATTACCGCCTCATCCAGGCTGAACGCACCTACGATCATTGGAATATTGGAGGATTATTGACGAGTTTTCACCTTACAACATTTGAAGCTCAAACTCTTAATGACCTAGTTATTCACGCATTGCCTAGTGAAATATTAGAGATTATTTACCGAGAGAAATCCGTAGTTCAACAAATTAAAGAACATCCATCCTCTAAAAAAGAATCATTAGCAGAGTATGGGCGGAAGTTATTAAGAGGAATATTCCGTATATCATAAAATTGAAAAATTGAATCGGTATAAATACAACTATCCAAGTTAAACTATGACTTCACTAGAACAGAAATACCAGAAGAAAACAGATAAGGAACACGTCTTAGATAATCCAGGAACCTACACGGGTTCTATGGAACCATCCGATTTTGATTCTTATATATTTGAGCATGGGAAAATTGTCCAACGCCCGCTCAAAAATATTATTATGGGTTTATATAAATTATTTGATGAAGCCATTGTGAATTGTCGGGACCATGCTATCCGACAAGCCCAAGCCCTTGCACAAAAAAAACAGGATATTATTCCTCTTTCTTATATTGATGTGAGTATTTCTGACGATGGTATTATCACTCTAATTAATGATGGTAATGGGATTGATGTAGCTGAACATCCTACTCATAAACTCTGGATTCCAGAAATGATATTTTATCACCTTCGTACAGGAACAAATTATGATAAAAAAGAACAAAAAATTGTGGGTGGTCAAAATGGCTTTGGTTCAAAATTAATCTTTATCTGGTCTGAATGGGGAAGGATTGAAACCGTCGACCATATTCGTAAATTAAAGTATGTTCAAGAGTGTTCTAAAAATTTAGATGTCATTGGAAAACCTAAAGTTACAAAATGTAAAACAAAACCCTATACTAAAATCTCCTTTAAACCTGATTATGAACGATTGGGACTCAAAGGTCTTTCGGCTGATATGATTACCCTATTTCATCGTCGTGTCTATGATATTGCGGCCGTAACAGATAAATCCATTAAAGTCAAACTAAATAAACAGGTTATTTCAACGAAACATTTCCAACACTATGTGGATCTTTATATTGGAACGCGTTCCGAAACAAAGCGGATTTATGAGGAGGCATCCGAACGCTGGGAATATGTGGTTTGTTTATCGCCAACCGATGAATTCACTCAAGTATCTTTTGTAAATGGAATCTTTACGCAGAAGGGTGGTAAGCATGTGGATTATATTCTTGGTCAAATTGTTAAGAAAATCCAGGCATATATCCTCAAGCGCAAAAAGGTGGAAGTCAAGCCTACAACCATCAAGGAACAATTAATGCTCTTCTTGAGGTGTGATATTACGAATCCATCGTTTGATAGCCAGACAAAAGATTTCATGTCTACACCGACATCTAAATTTGGTTCATCGTGTAAAGTGAGCGATGAATTCTGTGAAAAGATTGCCAAGATGGGGGTGATGGAGGCAGCGTGCGAGTTGACTGCGGTGAAGGATAAGAAGTCGGCAAAGAAGACCGATGGGACAAAAACAAAATCTATCCGTGGTATTCCAAAGTTGGTGGATGCAAATTGGGCAGGAACAGCAAAATCATCTGAGTGTACACTCATTTTATGTGAAGGGGATTCGGCAAAATCTGGCATAGTCTCGGGTTTAAGCCGTGAGGATAGAAATCGTATAGGGATATATCCAATGAGAGGTAAATTATTTAATGTGAGGGGTGAGACGATTAAGCGTATCTCAGAGAATAAGGAAATTATTGAGATGAAGAAGATAATTGGTCTGGAGATAAACCGTGAGTATAAGACGATTGAAGAGGTAGAGAAAAACTTGCGATATAAATACATTGTCTTTATGACGGACCAGGATTTGGATGGGTCACATATTAAGGGTTTGGGTATTAATTTCTTTCAATCACAATGGAATTCGCTTGTTAAGTTAGGATTAATTGGATTTATGAATACTCCGATTCTAAAGGCTACCAAGGGAAGTCAAGTCAAGGAGTTTTATAATGATGGAGAATATGAGCAGTGGAAAGAGGCAAATAATCCAGTAGGATGGAAGATTAAATATTATAAGGGTTTGGGAACGAGCACGGCAAAGGAATTTAAAGAATATTTTGCCAAGAAAAAAATAATCTCATTTACACATACAGAAGAGTCTGATGATGCGATTGATAGAGTATTTAATAAGAAGCGGACGGATGACCGCAAGGATTGGTTAGCCAATTATGATAGAACCAAATATCTGAACACCTCTAGTGATAGTGTTTCATATGAAGAGTTTATTGATAATGAGATGATTCATTTCTCAAAATATGATTGTGATAGGTCTATTCCTAATATGATGGATGGCCTTAAGTTGAGTTTGCGTAAAATCCTCTTTGCTGCATTTAAAAAGCGATTAACTACAGATATTAAAGTTGCTCAGTTTAGTGGATATGTATCGGAGCATAGTGCTTATCATCATGGAGAGCAGAGTTTGAATGGTGCGATTGTAAATATGGCACAGGATTATGTGGGTTCAAATAATATTAATCTATTAGTACCAAATGGCCAATTTGGGTCGCGGTTGCAGGGCGGAAAAGATTGTGCGAGTGAGAGATATATTTATACGCGGCTCAGTCCAGAGACTCGCCGGATATTTTCGGTGGAAGATGACCCGATTTTAAATTATCAGGATGATGATGGGTTTCCAGTAGAACCGATTTATTATATTCCAATTATTCCTTTAATTTTAGTAAATGGAGGTCAAGGAATTGGAACTGGTTTTAGTAGTGAAATTCAGTCATATAAATTAGAAGATATTATTAGTCGTCTGAAACAATTAATGAATAATGTCCCTCTCACAAGATTTACAATGACTCCTTATTATAGAGGATTTAAAGGCACAGTATCTAAAATAGATGATTCAAAATATCTAGTGTTAGGGTGTTATGAAAATATGGGAGCAGATAAAATTAAGATTACAGAACTTCCGGTTGGATGTTGGACGTTGGACTATAAGCAATTTTTAGAAAAGGCGATTGATGCTAAAAAGTATGTTAAAGATTACAAGGATTTATCAACGGATAAAGTAGTAGAATTTCATGTGATATTCCATAAGGGTCAGCTCGCTAAATTATTAAAACATAAGGCTGATTATGGATGTAATGGTATACAAAAGTATATGAAATTGATGACAACTAAAACAATGGGAAATATGTATTTGTTTAATCATAAGGAACAATTAAAGAAATATGAGTGTGTAGAGGATATTATTACGGATTATTTCCCGGTAAGATGGGAGGCTTATCAGACTAGAAAAGCACATATTCTGGCTGGATTGAAGGTAAAACATAAGGTGTTATCAAATAAGGCAAGATATATCAATGAATTATTGGAGGATACGATTGATTTGAGGCGTAAAAAGAAGGAAGAGATTACTACAATTATGGCTAATAAAAAGTATGATAAAGAAAATGAATCGTATAATTACTTGATTAAATTGCCGATGGATAGTGTGTCAGAAGAGAATGTGGCAGATTTACTAAATCAGAAGCAAGAAACGGAAACACAAATTACAGTGTTGGAAAAGAGGACGGTGAAGGATATGTGGTTGGAGGATTTAGAGAGATTGGTGGCTTGACCTGATGGAATATATTAATATATATTCTAATACATTCAAACATAACTATAAAAATCAATAATACAAAATAAGTAAAATCTCTCTACTTATATAAATTAATCCGGCCCAAATAATATACTCTAATAACCAATAATGATAATACACCACAATACTTATGCCTAAACCTCCAGTACCAATAATATACATATGATTACTTTTTGTCTCACATAAACATACTGGACAATCAAAATATTCTAGTTTTTTCTTTTGAATCTCTCTGTTCCATTGATTCCATTCATTAAAATAATTAATAATTTTAGTATCATGATAATATAATTTAGGATTATCATAATATTTGTTTTCGGTTGATTTGGGATATGGAAAGGTAGGTTCTTCGGGAATAGCAGAAAGTATATATTTGCTAAAACATGCTTGACATAATACATGCTGACAAGAAGATTTAGAGAGATTCATAACAATACAAGTATCTTTTACTTTACATACATGACAAGTATTTCTAATAATTGTAGGTTTATAATAGACAATTTGTCCTTGAATATAATGAGAGAATAAGATAAAACAGCTTTTACAATGGTTATTATAACATATAGGACCAGTTTTTTTACATATAGGATAATTTAAACATTTTGTAGGCAACATTATACATTATAAGTATCATAATTTATATACTTTTTAATGAAAATATATAAATAGTAGTAAATACGTAAACAGTAGTAAACACATAAATTATCAAGTGTGTAGAACATAGTTGATATATAGTTCTAAAACCCAATTTTCTGTTCTAATACTGTATCTGGAGTATCTCCTCCAAATGTCATGGTAGGTAAATCTAGAGGCGTAGGAAGTGTAGAAACATCTTTAAGATAATGCATATAACCTTTTGCTTCTCCCAATACTTGAGGGACACAATATTCTAATACTAAGCAATTTAATACATCTACTTGACCATGAGAATCTGTTGGTAGGTTTTTAGCAGAACTTAAATAAATACTGCGCATAATAATTTTCAAGGTATCAGTGCATTGAGGCCCTATATGATATAGTCCATTAGATCCTTGTAGAACACCATGAATGATGCCATTTTGTAAAAGTTGTATATTTTTAGCGGAGAAAAATAGTTCTGATACTTTATTTTCATGCCAGTTACCATTTAGGGGATTTCTATATTCGGTTACTTTAGAATCGCAGCCAATTTTATCATATAGAGAGAATAGCTTATTTGTGTCCGGTTCTAATATATTGACTCGTCCATTCATGTATAATAGAGCTATATATTATTTTATATAAAATTTATATTTATATAAAATTTATATTTAGTAATATACTAATTAAAATATTAAGATATGTTATATGAGTTCTTTTCAAAATATAATTATTATGATTGCATTAGTATCATTAGTTATACTATTTATCATTTTTGGAGTTATGTTATATTATGCTAAATCTAAAGAAATTTATCCACCCGTTACAGCAGACTGTCCAGATTATTGGCTTAGTCAACAACAAGATAAAAAAAATGTATGTATAAATCATTTACATTTAGGAAAAGCTTCATGCAATACTACAATGAATTTTAATTCCGAAAAATGGAAAGGTTCAGACCATATATGTAAAAAAAAACAGTGGGCAAAGAATTGTGATTTAACTTGGGATGGTATTACTAATTCGTCAAAACAATGCTAAAGCACACTAATATATTTTGTATAGTTAAACACTGTTTAAATATATAAAACAGTGTTATGTATGGAAGAAAGTATTTTATCTAAAATAGAAGACATATATAAAAATAAATGTAAAAAGCCAATTATATATATTGATGGTGATAATGGGGTTGGTAAAACACATTTAGTAAAACAAATCCTAAAGAAAAAAAAAGAATGGAATCCACTATGGTATAGTAGTATAAATAATAATGATATAATAGATATACTATCTAATAAATATTCATCTAATATATCTATTTTATCTTATTTTAAAAAATATAATATTAAAAATATAATAATCATAGATGATTTTTTATATAATATACAAATACATAAAACATTATTAACAACTATAATTCAATATATTAAATGTAATAATAAATATATACCAGTTATTATTATAAATAATTTAATAGTTAATAAAAAAATAAATTATATAAAAAAATATAGTTCTGTATTTACTGTTAATACTCCAGATATTAGCATTTTAAAACATATAATAATAAAACATATACCAGATATATCTACACTAGATATATGTAAACTAATAAAGATTTCAAAACATAATTTATGTAAATTATTAGCAATTATACCTTTTTATAATGTAATACAAGAACAAATAGATATAAAGTATAATAATTTAATCATAATAAATACATTATTAACACATAATACATTATTAAATGATTATTATAAAATAATATCAGACAGTGATAGAACATCATTAAGTTTAATTTATCATGAAAATTGTATCCAATTGTTTTCAAAAAATATAGTATTGTATAGTAGTATTTTGGATAATTTTACAATAGCAGATTATTTAGATAGATATATTTATCAAAAACAATTATGGGAATTAAGTCAATGGACTAATTTAATAAAATTATTTTATAGTAATAATTTAATTAAAGATAAATCACGTTCTATTAACATATCATTTACAAAAATATTAACAAATTATGCAATAGAATATTCTAATAAAAACTATATAATAAGATTGTGTAAACAATATAACTGTAAAAAAAATGAATTAATTTATTATATTACTTTGCCTTCAGAAAGATTATTAAAATTATATACCAATAGTTAACGACGGCGGGATTTAGATGACCGATACCTATCATATTGTTTCTTATTATCAAAATAATATTTCAAAGGTTCTTTGTCTTGTCCAGTGCCATGCATTACACTATATAATGCATCTTTAGCCGCTTGACTATTCACTAGATATGAATATGGTTTTTTTGTTAGTGGATTATAACAAAACCCTTTACTTAAAGGATCATATTTTTGTTTAATTTGAGTGACTCGTTCACTTTTGGACATATATTCTTCTTCATAAGAAGATACAGAGATAATATCATTATTGTCGGGCTCAATGGAAGGCATTATAGTTAATCTATTATATTTATTATTTAATTCAATTTTTTAATTAAATAATAAATAAATAAGTAGTTATGGGCAGTTGTACAAGTAGACAAGAAGCAAGGCGTCCTAGGTGTAGGGCAAGAGCTCCCAGTATAGACAATATAGAACCGGTTAATCGTGAAGAAGCAATGCAACAAAGGACTATAGAATATTATAGACCTAGGGTTATTTATTTAAATCGGCATAGAGTACAACTACCCGTAGAAACTCCTGTCATTACTTTTAGATCTATAAATACAGTTAATACAAATGAACTAATAGAGAGATTAACTACATTTGCACAGATGTTGAATGAGTTAGATACTACAACATCTAGTAATCCTACTGATGTTAATCAGTATAAAACTTACACATTAAATAAACCGACTACAAAAACTTGTGCTATATGTTTAGCATCTATGGGGGATACGTTATTAGGAGAGTTGGTAACAGAATTACCATGTAAACATGTTTTTCATAAAGCGTGTCTTGCTAGATGGTTTAAGGATAATAATACCTGTCCATTATGTAAGTTGGTATGTTGATTATGTCTTGGTTTTCTTTAATTTAACATTCGTTTCCTGTAATTGTTTCATAATAGTAGCTACTTCTTCTCCATTCAGTGTTTTTTGTTTTCCTCCAGGTAATTTAATCGTCCAAGACCCAAGTGTTTTTTCTAATGTTTTATATTTAGTATTTAGCGTAGATAATTCCCGGATTTTACTTTCTAATTCTTTAGATAATAGGGCTATATTTTGTTGCTGCTGTTGGAGTTGTTGCTGCTGTTGTTGAAGGATTTCTTGAATTTGCTGTGGTGATATTTTCTGTGGTGGTTGTCCAGGTTGTTGCATAACAAAACCGCCCCCACCACCACCACCATGTTGTTCAGCCATTCGTCGGCGTTCCTCCTCTATTTCTATCATTTGTTTAAGCACATCGGGTTTTTTCTCGGGTTTTCCCGGTTCATATGTTTCTAATGTTTTATCTATATCTTCTAAGAACCACTTTAAAATAGTAGGTTCTTTTACAAATTCATCCACCGTTTTATCGCTTACTTTACTGACTGGAGTAGGTCCTCCTTCTAATAATTTTTTCTTGTCAAAAGTATTTTGTGTGTGTGAAAATACTAAAATAGTTTGTTTGGGTTCTAATTGAATCATAGGAATACTGTATGATTTCAAAAATTCTTTCTCTTCGGCTAAACTCTTCTCCTCATTATATTTTGTAATTTTTAATAATTCTTTTTTAAAAGCGAATGTACCGGCTGTAGCATGATTTGGTCCGTAAGGTCCAAATTGCCACATTTGTTGTACATGTTTAAAGTAAATATAAATTTCACTAGCACCTGCTACCAAGTGTTTTGATGCGGTAAGCATTTTAACAGCATGCTCAATACGAGTAGGTGGATAATAATCGTCATCATCCATATAAACAATAATATCACCTTTACTTTTTTCATGCATGAGATTTCTTTTTTTTCCTAATTTCATCTTCTTTTCATATCTGTGGTATTTAACATTTGGGTGGTCTTTTACTAAATCTTCTATACAATCATCACCATCATCAATAATGATCCATTCTATTTTATCCTTAGGATAAGTCTGGTGATTAAAACATTGAATCATAGATGGAATAAATGGGCGACGATTAAAAGTGGGGGTGCATACACTTACAAATGGTAAATCTTTAATTTTTTTGACTTTATTAGTTTTTTTAGCTTTATTAGATTTTTTCCCCATAGGTATATTAATATAGATGATTTTATATTTATATTTTAAACTAGAAATATATTAAACACTAAAAATATTAAATACAGAAAATATTAAATACAGAAAATATTAAGTAGAACATTTATATGCTTTTGAATCAACATTAGGAAATCCACTAAAACATCCGGATACTCGCAGTAACATTCTAATAATAATAATAAGAATAGTTACTAATACTACAATTCCTATTCCACTAACCACATTAGGATAATCAGATAATGTGGTAGTTGCAGCAGAGTATACAATTAATACAATTAAAGTTAATATAAATTCTTGATTATATTTTAATATAGGTAGTAGTTGTTTAATAAAAGTGCCATTTGTTATTCCCCATAAAGGCAAGAAATACCAGGCTAGTAAACTAACTTGAATACCAGTTAGCCAGCATAAAATCATCATAAAAATTGCAAATATAGCAATAATTATAGTAACTATAGTTAATAAGAAATAATAAAATAAATTAGGTATATCTAAAAAGAAAAAAGATGGAATACTAAATAGCATAGGAGGTGTGTATTGCCTTAAATCTATAGGTTGTTCTGTGGCTGCAGAAAAAATACTAACTCCTACCGAATAAGGAAACACAATAAATATACAAATTAATGTTAAAAATATAGGTCCCAAAACTAGTAATAGTTTATTAATAAAATTACGATATAAATCACCTAATAAATTCTTAGGATATCCGGGGTTAATTGTGCTTAATATTTGCCATAACATCCATCGGTAAGACCAAAAACCAAATATAATCGGAGTAATAAATAGAGAGCGCCAGTTTCCATAATTAATCCAGTTATATGGTGTAGTATAATTTTTAAGATTAAAATATGCGGCCATATTATCTTCTCCTTTTTGTAAATCATAAAATTGCATTAGTTTTGTGCCATTTTTTGTAGGGGTACAATCATACCCTTCTTTACTACAATTATAAGTGCCTACATATAAATATGGTGTTTTTTCTACATCAACTCCAAATATATCAGGATTCGTTTTTAGTTCTTCAGACTTATATACTAACATAATCATTAAAGAATTAAATATTATAGTAAAAAACATACTACCAGTATACTGTAAAATTTTTAAAAACCAGTATAGATATGCTTCTAAAAATTTTGTTGTAAATATAGGATTAGACATTATACTATATTTACAAAATAATAATCAAAATAATATATTATGAGTCGTATTTTAGTAGATTATACTCTTACATTATCATTATTTATACAAATAATTATAATTTTAGGAACTAGTATAGGACTGTTTATACAAGTAGAACCTAAAGATTTTATGATCAAACAAATATTTATTCTAGAATATATTGTACAAATTATTGAAGCAGCCATGTATGTATGGTTATCCTATTCTGTCATAAATTCGGCGACTATGGTTAAACGACGTTATATAGATTGGTTTATTACTACACCTATAATGCTATTTACAACAGTATTATATATGAAATATAATACTACAGACCATAATATATCTACACCAACACTATATACTATTTTTACACAAGAACGAGATAATTTATTTGCTATATTTGGCTATAATGCATTTATGTTGATATGTGGATTGACTGGTGAATTATATCCTAATTATTCTAAATTATTTATACCAATTGGCTTTTATTTTTTTTATAAAGTATTTTATACGATATATGATAAATTTGTAGAAGGCAATATAATTAATACTAGATTATTTGTCTTTATTACTGCTATATGGAGTTTATATGGAGTAGCCGCTTTATTTTCTTCACATATCAAAAATATATGTTATAATATATTAGATATTATTTCTAAAAACTTTTATGAAATATATATCTTTTGGATAATGGTGACCCTTAATTAGAAAAAGCTAGTCCAACATTGCCTCCTATAAATTCAACAATATTATATCTTTCTTCCATAAAAATAATATCATAATTATATTTAAAGGTGTTATTATTTTGAACTGTAGTTCCAATTGGTGTTCCATCTGCAGCACACAATGTTTGATAATTTTTTGTGTTATTAAGAGGTGGAGTCATTGTTGTAATTTCTAGTTCTATTTTAGAGAACTTATTTGTATTCATAGCTCCGGTGGGTTGAATAAGCATTGGGTTAGTATCTAATTTAAAGTTATAACAATAAAGACCATCTTTTGCATTTCCAGGTGTTCTAGTATATTTTTCTATATAGTTATAAATGCCTTCATCCATTAAATTCTCTCTATATTTACCGTCAATAACTATAGCAGCATTAGACATGATAGTTTTTTGATTTTCAACTGTATAAACCCCTGTAGTAGAAAAACTATAACCACAATTTGCTGCTCCCCAGAAATTATAAAAAGGAGTAGATGGGGAGGGTGGGGTTGGTGGGGGGGTTGGTGGTGTAGGTAGAATTTCTTCAGTACTTGAGTATAAAGAATGATAAGATGTTGGATACTGATCTCTATTACTAAATTCTCTATAAGTAGATTGATATATCTCATTTGTATAGTTGGAAGAGTAGGCTGGTGATATAAAATTAGATTCAATTGTTTTTGATAAGAATTTAGGGGTTCTATATTCATTAAATATGCTATCAAAATGATTATAATAATCGTCTACAACAATATTCCTTGGTGAATTATCTAGTTCAAACATATAATCAGTAGGAATAGTTATTGAATTAGCAATAGAACTATTATTGGAATTAGATATAGTCAGTTGAACATTATCTGTATGTGGAGAGGAAAAATTATCATGTAGTGGTGTAATATAAATCCATGTGGTTCTAGTACTTGTTTGCTGATATATTTCATTATAGCTTTTATCAAATGCATTGGCTAGATATTTTGAAATATCTTGATAATAAGCACAATTATATTGAAACCAAGCAGCAGTTTCAAAATAACTATATGAGGTATCTTTATTTTCTAGAGATACATTACTTACTGTTGTGTAATATAATAAGTTATGATTATTAGATATATCTTCACTAGGATAAGTGCGACATGTGCTATCGTTACAATCTCCAGAAATATGAATAATATCTGGATTAATATATCTCATGAAATTATTTAATCCAGAAATGGTCATACTTGCACGTTCGGAATATCGTTTATAATATTGAAACCGATAAGGTATTTGCTTAGGTAACTTAGTTACATAATCTATTAAGTCACTACAATCCGTTTCCATATTTGCTAGATGGTTTATAGATAAATCACAGCTAGAATCACGTAAACCTACCAATGATAAATCATTGCTAAATCCGCTAGTGTAGCTAGCTATCTGATTATATGATATATCTAGTAAGGTATGATTTAGTATATTCTTAACTTGGCTGGATGAATCTGCACCAAAAAACCAAGAAAAGACTGTACCTAAATTATTGTTTTTTGTAAATGGGCTATAACTATTATCAGGTCCATCATTATACCATTCATATGATGGTTTTTTGGAGGTTGATTCATCGGCTAATTTTTCTTTAGAATGGTTATATAACATAACATCCGTTAAGTTAGTTCCACTGGCGTATACTACTAAAGGATATAACTTACTTGAAATTTCTTGACAAATAAAAAAGTGATTCTTAGCATTTGTTAAATATAATGACGATATATCATTATAATGAGGGGTTATACAGGATATTTCGGTTGAAGAAAATTGGCTAGATTTAAATAATTGCATACTCCACATAGTAGAAATATCAATAGATGTATTAGAATGAAATATATTGTCTATTTTTTCCCGAACATAGGAGTTATCATAATAAGACTGTTCAAATGGCTTACAATGACTTACTATAGATAAATCTGCTAAGTCACCTGGCCAATATAATTGTGAAAAACCCATTACATTTTGTTTTTTCAAATAATATTGTTGATTAAAACGATTGGATGGGTCATACCAATTCATTAAAGCACTCTGAGGATTGGTATCATCTTTTTGTATTATAATAGTAGTATTTGCAACGGATAAATCGGCATTAATATAGCTTAATTGTATAGAGTTATCATCATTACCTAATAATATAGCACTAACATCTGAAGAGGTCATTCTGCCCCATGCAACAGCATAACGGTTATAAATATTAAGTTGCAATGATTGGTATAATGAAACATTATAAAAATTAGGTATAGTACTTATATCATTAATTTTACTAAAATTGTTATATTGCGGTGTAATAAACGATGTGTCAGATAGAGGGTCATTATTTAAATTTTTAGACTTTAAAGTATTTATAGATGTATCATATAAAATAATAATTTTATCATTTTTATCATTTTGGTCTATTAATGATAAATCTTTTAATAAAGATGGTGTATTAAAATATTTCATTAATTCAAAAAAATTTAAATAAGTATTTCCGGAATCGTCCAATATAGTTTGTGATGTATCATATTGATTATATACATTAGACATATCTGACCAATCATATATTCTAAATTCTTGTCTTGACGATAATTTTAACTGAATAAATGACATATCCCATTCATTACTTATAGTGATATCTATAGAAGGATTAATATTATTTATACTACTATCTGGTAGATATGTTTGTAAATATGACATATCTACATGTTGCAACAATGGAAAGTTATCATAATTGGTACAACCAGTATGAGAATCAGTATATGCACTATCATCATTTTGATAACAGTTAGTATATTCTGTATTAAACATATTACTTAATGCACGTATACCTTCACAACTAATAGATGTGGCACTAATACAATCAACCCATTTTGTAAATTGTATAGGTAATTGTTTATATATAAGAGCTGGGTCAAAACTTATAGTTACACTACTATATTGTGTAATATTATTATAGCAGTTATCTGTTCCTTCATTCATATTAAATGGTTGACTGATATCGGTAGTATAATTTAAACTAAACTCTTTAAGGGTTATGTCCCAATTACCACTCCAATACCACTTGTTTGACTTATTATTAAAATTAAAACTAAAATCGAATGAGTTGCTAATCAATTCTCCCGTTAATTTAGGTTGTACACAAACAAAATCTATATAATAACTAAGGTCACTTTTCTGGACTGTTTCATCAATGTAACAATTCTTGGCAAATACTAATTCATAGTTATATATATTTGATATAGGTGAGTTTTTACCTGCACGATAAAATATAATATTATTTGTAGTAGTATGTTTCCATAAACGAAAAAAAGTATAATTTTCAGGATATGTATAACTATCATCACAAGGTATATTACCAAATTTTATTTTTTCATTATTAAATGATGTAATTATATTATTACTCATTTCATTGTAATAGCCATATCCAGAAATCTCATGATAATTACCATAATACTGGCTTAATGCTTGAGTAAATGAACCAACCTCATATTGAGACATATTTGTTTCACGACGGTTAATAGCAAAACTAATATCGTATGAAATATAGGATACGTCTATTATTAAACTGCATGAATTATCATTGGTATCCTTATTGCCACTAATATTATAATAAATATTAAAGCTATTACACATATCAACTAAACTATATATATTATTAGAATCTTGATAATAATTAAATATATAATATCGTTGACTTTTACTACGCCAAGTATCATATGACACAGTTAATAATATATCTTCCAGATTAATAGGAAGATCTGGTGGGTTAACAATTGGTTGATAATAAAAATATTCTTTTATATGACTAATATCAGTCATTTTATGTGCCATCATATTATTAAAACTTAGATAACTTATATCAAAAATTTGTATATTATTTAAATTTGATGTGTTTAGATACTGATATGCAGTATTAAATGAAGGGTCATCACTTCCCTCCTGAAAATGTATACATCCAAAACTACAACCAGGGGTGGGAGGTGGACCTGGACCTGGACCTGGACCTGGACCTGGACCTGGACCTGGACCTGGACCTGGAGCTGGACCTGGACCTGGACCTGGATCTGGATCTGGACCTGGACCTGGACCTGGACCTGGACCTGGAGTTGGAGGTG